TTGCTCATTTTGTTGCCTTTCGTTGTTGTCGTTAAATTGCTCATGAGTGGAATATAGCACGGTCGACCCAAAAGATCCATACCCCTAAACAATTTATTCCTGTCTTTTTTCAAACAGCCGACAGACAACAGGAAAGCCGCCTTACCCGCGATCGGGCAAGACGGCTATCCCGTCGAGCTTCGTTACTTATTTACTTTTGGCTCGAACTGCGCCAACTTCGCTTTGCCTTCATCGGTCCAAAGACTGAAGTCTTCGCCGCCCGCGTTCTCTTCGAGATAAGCCAAGCCAAGTCGCGCCAAGTTTTGCAAGCCTTCCCACGCTCCGGGATCGTCGCTCCACATTTCATTATCGCTTAAGCCTCTATGCGAAAGGTCGCGCGTGACTAACGCCGGACCAAACCAATAGGCGCGCGCGCTGCCTTCTTTGACACCGGGAAACCTGAGACGTTGGCCTTCCACGAGAACATAATATTCGACATGGTATCCCTCGCTGTTAGCCATCGTGATTACTGGTTTCATTTTAGAATCAGTACCTTGGAAGCTTTCGTGCTTCTTGCTCATGTGATTACTCACTTTCGTTATTCAAAAATCAAAGATCGGCGAAGTCGACGATCGACTTCGTTATACGGCATTATAACAAAATCCAATCGACCGAATTTTAGTGCGCCGCGACTTGCGACGTAACTCGTTGTTCATCGGTCGAGCGTTCAACGTGGCGAAACGACTTACAACTATTTAAGTTTTTGAAAATAGTTTTTCGGCGCGAGCGCGGTTACTCGTCTTTCGCGTCTTCGAATCGGCATCGCGCGGGCATGTCCCCGAACAACTCCGCGCGCGCGGTCGGGCCGACCCAACCGCAACCGCAGACGACGCGTTTTCGTTTACCCTTTTCTTCGCCCTTAACTTTGACTTCTTGAAAGCGCGCGCGGTGCGTGTTGCTTAACCCGTCCGCAAACCCGCGAAAGAAATCGCCGGACATTAGACCGCGCGCGCCCTGTCGCGAATTATCAGGGGAAGGGGTCGCCTTGCCGCGTCCGCTTGCGCCGTCGTCATGCTTCCGCCCGATTCGAGCGCGTCGACCATGCCGTTATAAAGCTCTCGGTCGTCGAGCGAACCCGACAACGCATACAACGCCTCGGCGTTGCCGCCGACTAAGTCAACGTCCGGGAGGTCGAACAACTCGTTCGTCGTCGCGTCGTAAAGCAATTCGTCGGCCAAGTCTCCGTCGCTCCACTTTTCCCAAACTTGAGCGCGGAGAATTGAAAGGGAAACGCGCGAATAGCCGGTCGCTATTAGTTCTGCCTCTGTTTTCGTCTGTGTCGCCATTTTTCTATCGTCCCCTACAACTTCTCAACATAAAAACCAGCAACGTAGCAACTCGCATACTCTGACGCCATCGCGCCCGGCGAACTCGACTCGTTACGCCAACCGACCGAAAATCGCGTCGCCGCTCCGCCGTCGACCAATGCGAGCGGGCTTTCGATTGATCCGAACCGAGATTCGCGAAGTCGCGTATTTTGCGCGCCGGTCCACGCCGCGCCGAGTAAATAGTTTGCGCTATTCCCAACGTCCCGAAGCAAACCGAAAACCGTATAAGTTCCGGCGTCCGCCCCGGTTTTATGGCTGAACTCGCACGAAAGAACTAGAGCCGACCGACCGGACGGAATAATACCCGACGAATTTGTCGAAGAGGATGTTAACCGACCGAACCGATTCGAATTCTCCGCCGTCGCATGGGTCGCCTGATAAAGCAAAGTAAACGGCGCACCAATCGCAAGCCAATTCGTGCCGTCGTAAACGATGTCGGCGTTTTTATCTGTCGAATAAACTCGTTCGCCCGCGACCGGCGTTCGAAATAGCCACGCCGTGCCGTCGACCGAAACGGCCAATACGTTCTCGGCGCGCCCCGACCACGTTCCCGACCCGCTATCGCCCACAATATGAATGTCGCCCGGCGACGGGGACTCCGGCGGCGCGTTTTGCTTCGCGCCCGTTGTTTCTTGTCCGATTGCCATTTGGTTTTATCCTCCGCTATGCTTTTTCGTATTCAATCCGAACTACAATATCGTAGGCGGTCGCGTCGAAGTTTGTCGTAATGGCAACGTTCGTCGCGTTTACCGTTACCTCGACAAGAGCCGCACCGGCGATTAGGATCGTCCCATTACCCGGAAGCGCGATGTTTAAGGTGTCCTCTTTCAAACTAAACTCAAACCGAACTTGTCCGGAAAAGTCGATCGTTGAAATCGAATGCGCCGTCGTCGCCGTCGTCGCGTTCGGCAATGCCCCGACGTTGACCGTCTTTGAGTAAATTTTGCCGCCGCCGACCGCCGCGTATTTGCCGGTCCAATGCTCGGTAGTCGACCAAGAATCTTGTAACGGGTGCCACTCCGACTCTACTTCGCTATATGCGATCCATAATTTCTCGTCGGTCACATAAGCGACGATCGCGTAACTTCCCGGCGTTATGTAAATCCAGCCGCCAAGATAAACGGCGATGTCGCCATGCGACGCGGAGTCCGTCGCCCATGCGTTCGCTATCGTCCCCGACGCCGGGATTAAGTACGCCTGCCCGGTAGTAGGCGACCCCGGAGCAGCAAGAATATCACGGTCGACGAGCGTAATTCCGCCCGCGAACAAGTCGAGCAAGTTCGATATTTGGTTTTGCGTTACCTCGCCGCTCGCTTGCCCTTCGGTTAAAAGAGCGATCGCGGTTTGTGTCGAAGTGTGTTTAATTAGATTTGCCATAACCGAACCCTTGTCCCCTATCGAATCACGTTGCGAGAACGGCTAACGACGCACTCGCTCGACCCCGCCCCGCCGTTCCCTTTTGGTAAACCTTCGCAGAAAAAGCCGTCGATCCGGCGACCAGTCCGTCGGCAGTTTGCATCGCCGAAGTATACACGAAAGACGAAGAATCCGTTACCGTCGTCGTTCGAAGAACGGTCGACCCGGCGGCGTTCAATATGTCGACTTCGTATTTTTCGAACCCGTCCGTTAATGGCGGTTCGTCCAACTGCCCAATTAACCGCATGATTTGGCGCGTTCGGCGAATCCAAGAAATGGAAACGTCGTCCGTCGACGGCGACTCGCGGTTGTATTGAAGGTCGGCGGGCGAGAACGGCTTAATATTTTCGCCGCTTAATTGAACTTGCCACGACGAGTAATCAGCAATAGCTCCGCCGATCGGTATAATTTTGTAATATCGAGTTTGACCGATCGCCGAATGGTTGATCTCGACAAACGTTAAACCGTGGTCGTTAAGATGAATCGCGAGGTCGTCCGCCGCGTGCGAGCCTGTTTTCGACTCCGTGTTTCGAAGACCGCGAAGCAACTTCGATACGGTCCAAGTCTTGCCGCCGACAAGCGTCGCGGTTTGGAAACCGATAATCTCTTCGCCGATAAGTAGCCGGTTCATGCCGTTAAGGCACTCTATTTCCGTCACGCTTTCCAAGTTACCCGAAAGCAATTCAAGCGTTACGCTGTTGGCGCGATCCCAACTTCCGACAACGCCGTCGGCTAAAACAGAAGTCACATAGCCGACCGCCGCCTCGCCGACAATGTTCGTCGTGAATGTAAATTCTGAGTCGTCGAGGGATTCGTATAGGACCGCGCCCGACCATGACGCGCCGCCGGGAATCGCCGTTCCCGCAATAAATCCGGGGACAAGCGTCGTGCTTGGGTAAATAGGCGGAATGTCGACGACGTAAGTTGGCACAAATGGCGGTACGAATATTTGAACGTTCTTGTTTGTTGGCGACTCCGCCGTTGCCGGTTGCGTCACTATGTCGCGAGACTCGACGATTGTATCGAGACGTAAGATAAAGTTCGCGCCGATGTCCACTTGGCGAACTAAAACGTTCCACAGTTGATCGAGCGCGACGAATCGAAGAACGTCGTTTTCCAATGAGTCGAGATAGCGCGCGGGTAGCGACAGTTTGACCGGCTGCCGGTTCGCGCGCGCATACCATGCCGTTCGTTTTGCGATCGCTCGCGCTTCCGCGCCCGACTGATTCAGGACGATAGGAAGGTTTATATTTAAGACCGCGTCGGAATCGAATTCTTGGACCCGGTGCCGCTGCGAGCCGAATTGATAATCGGCTTCGTAATCAATGTATCGAATGTTCACTTCGGCGGGAATCTCGACGCCGTTGTCGTCTTCGACCTGAATCGGATATTCGCTGGCGTCCGTCCCTGTCTCTCTTGCGGATAGGTGATCAGTCGAGACGTCGATAACCGTCGCGAGTTCGCGGTCGAAAAAGTGGACGTCCTCGCCGCGCTCTTGCTCGATTATGTCGTAACCCATCATTATAGGTTGCAATGCTTTTGATGCCGCGACCGGCCCGACGACAGTAACGCCGCGCATTGTTCCGCTAGCGCGCGAAGTGTCGTATTTGCCCGACCGGCCCGCGCGATCCATCCACCGCCCGATAACTGTCGGCGCGGTAACTGTCCCCGCGTCGCCTCGAACAATGAAGTTTAATTGTGGAATTCGATTTCCGAAGTCGGCCAAAGCGAGTCGTTCGAATACAACGTAAGCAGTGCCGTTGAACGGCGGAACCTGCCCGCCGATCGAGGTCGGATCTTCGATCGCTTCAATGATCGAGTCGACCGCCGCATGCCCGCCGTTATAAATCCGGACGTCTTTAACTTTGTCGGGGAAAAACGGCGGTACTGTTTGCGTTATTGTGACAGTTGCGCCCGCTGATTCGGTAACGCAGTTTTTATTTTGAACGCGAAGCCGCGACGCACCGGAACTCGCCGTAAACGACGACGAAATAACGCCAAATGTTCCGTTATTTGCTCCGTTCGAAAATCCGCTAATAACGCAGTCGACGCCGGACCGAAAGGCGGACAAATCCGGCCCCCCGTTAGGCGAGTCAATTTGGAACGTATAAAACGGGACACCGCCAATGCGCGCCGGCGAACCGAAGGAATAGCCCGCAGTAATTACCGTCCCCGAAAGTTGGTTCGAACTCGCGGACGGGTCGTCGACTTCTTCGTATACGACATTGCCCTCTGCGAAAACGCGTTCGATCCCGTTAATCGTGTGCGGCGCGATAGCAACAGCAAGCGAAACGAAGTATTGATACGTTACATGGTCCTGCCCGCCGCCGCCCTTGCCGCCTATCGTTTCGTGGTGTTCGGTTTCCTCTAAGTCAGAAATCCAAATAATCGTCCCCGCAACTCGATTTTCCGCCCCGGCGATATAGTTAGCCGACGCGCCTTCTTCGGCTGATTGCAACTGAAGTTCGTTAAGTCGCGGCCCTTCGGTGTCTTCAGGCGGGAATAGCGCGGGCAAAAGAAACGCGTTGTCTATATAGCTCCCCATTGCGCCCAAAATCGGACCGAGAATCGGACCGACTCCCGGCACTAACGACCCGACGACGGTTAAAGCGAGCGAAGCCATTAAGACCCTTTTCTTCTTTCGGGAAAACGCCAAACTTCCGACACTTTTTCAAGCCACGAATCCGACAAGTCGCTCTCACAAACGCGCCCCGCCGCTGCGTATGCGTGAATAAATCGCGACGGCGAAACCAATATTCCAACATGGCCCAACCGGCCCAATGGTCCCCAACGAAAAACGAGAACGTCGCCCGTCTTCATAGCGTCCGCGAGAAACGGGCCAAGAAGCCCACAGTCGGCCAAGCCTTCCGACAGCATATCAGGCGTAGCGAGTCGCGGGTAACGCTTTATATCGCCGTGAGGAACTCCGAGCTTATCCGCCGTAACTGCGAGCAATCCGACACAATCAACCGCAACGCCGGGAGACCGCGCTTGGTGAGCAAAGCGCGATCCGATTTCAGCGCGAGCCGCGTCGATTATGTGTTCAACTTCTTTGTTCATTTCGTCTTACTCGCGGGCGTCTGCAAGACTCGGTCTTGCCCCGGAATATATGGGAACCCGCCGTTGTTCGCGATATTTGAATATCGATCGCGACAGGTTCCGAGCAACTTATCGCAACCTTGGACAATGTCGAAGGCATCGCCGGACGCGATGTCGTAAGGCATTGCGACCTGAAGTTCAATTCGCTTGTCGGCGTTTCGGTAGCTTTTAACGATGCCGGTTAACCCGTTGTTCGCGCCGCTTGTAAACGTAATTTTCCCGTCGTCGAAAACGGCTTCGTCTGTAAATGTTCCGAACCCCGGCGGACCTGTCGGATCGGCGAGAATAATTCGCCGCTTTAATCCGTCTTCCATTGCAAGAACAAGGCGACCGGACAGCGTAACCGACGCGACGTTAAACGCGCAATTCGAATCGCCGAAATCCCAACGACACGTACGACCGTAAACGTCGCCGATCTTCGTCTTAAGAAAACGCATCGGGCCGGTGCATTCGGCTTGCCATTTCTCGCCGTCGAACATTGTTTTCGCGATCCAGTAAACATGAGTAACGACCGGCCCCGCCCACGGACAACGCCAATCGAAAACATACTCTTCGACCATTGCTTCGCGGAACAACCCCGCGCGCAAATCGTCGTCGGTAATCGACGCGGCGGTAATTACTCCGCGAAACTCTGTATCGTGATCGCGCATTGAGTCGGACCGGCGCGAGGCGGATTGATCGAACCCGCCGACAGGCGTATAAACTAGCCCGTCGTCGAGCGTAACCTTTCGATCGAATGATGTAAATTTGAACACGGTTGCATCGGCGCGCGTGATTTTCCAAGCGTGAGAAAGACGCTTCGTCCATGTCGTCTTAAAATCCGAATGAATTGTCGGAATAGTTAGCGGCATACCAACCGCCTAACTTCGCCGGGCGCGACCGTTTCGCGATTTCTTGAGACGAAGAACCGCGCCGCGACCTCTTCCTCTTCGCTTTCTTCCAACGCCGCGCGCGCCATTTCCGACGGCAACGCCGCAAGCGTTTCTATCGTTTCCTTGGAAATCCCGGTCGAAGACCGTTTTTCGAAGTAAAGCGTTTCGACAAGGCGCGCGCGCCACAAATCAGCGTCGAGCAACTGTCGACGCTCTTCGTCGACCGGTCCGATTGCCGAGCGAAGCGAAAGACCGATCGAGTAGAACCGCGCGAATTCGCGCTCGCGGTCGGCTTGCATCTTCTCCGCTTGCGATAGGCGACGGTTTAATTCGAGTTCGTCAAGAACAAGGCGGCGACGCTTAAAGTCATTCGAACCGCCTCGCGGCTTCGTCGCGACAAATTCTTCGACGTCAATTTTCAGTCGTTCAATTTCCACATACGCGCGGCGCAATTCCTCGACCCGCGAATCTAATTCCCGCAAAACTTGGACGTACTGCCCCCATGCGGTCGGCGCGCTCTTGCGAACTATAAAGTTGTCGATTTGAAATTCGGAATGGAAAGGTCGGTGATCGCTCAACAGGTCGCCGAGTTCGCTTGCTATGTCCCCATTATTCATATCCCAACAACGCCCCCGTTTTGTAAGCCACTTCGCCGAGCCAGCATAGCCGTTGACGCTGTAAAGGTTCTCGTTCGATAGGAAAACGTTTCGACAGTGTTTACGTTCGCGTCGGAATTTACCAGTCCGCCCGCAAGCGTTGCCGTTTCTTCTTGTTTCGAACAAGCCATATCGGCGCGCGCCGTCCCCATGTCGGCTTCCTCGGCCCATGCGTTAATCGCTCGGTTGTACGAAAAGACTTCAGTCTTAAAGTCTGTCGATCCGCCGCGCCCGCCGAATATATAAGGCTTACCCTCAAGACAAGTTCCGCCGACCCGTTCGTAACCAATGGCGGCATAGACTGCGATTTTCTCGAACGTATCGGTCGCCGGGTGATACATAAGAGGCGCGGCGTATGGTGTCGGCTCGCCCGGTGCGATAAAAATTCTTCTCTCTTCGCCGACCGCAATCGCGCGCGCGTAGTATCGCTCTTGCGGCAACGCAGTGACAGCCGTCCAAGTGTCGACGCTTGCGTCGTACTTCTTCGCGTTCGTTTGAGATCTTCCGCCAAGCGCGTAGCCTATCCCGTCGATTGCTGCCGCCGTTCCGCGTTCCATTTGGAACCCGAGCGTTGCCTTTGTCGACCATGAACCGCCCGCCGAACCGGAAAATTCGCGAACGTCCGCCGCGTCCGTCCCGGCTGCGTCGTCACCAAAGAAATATAACCGCTTGCCGATCGCGAACCCCGCCGCGTTCGCCCGCGTGACCGGCGACGAAACCTCTTCGGACCATGCCGCCGTAGTATATTCTCGACGGTCGAGATTAGTCGCGCCCGAACCCGAGCCACGAACGAACAGGTCAACCGATACGCGCGGGTAGTCCGCGCTTGCGGGCGTCTTAACTCGCTTTGTCCACGACCCGTTGATCGTCGACCCGTCAACAAGCGAATAAATCCCCGCCCTATTCGCTGCGAGTTCGTGGTCGAGTCCGCCGTCGTCCTTCGACTTGACGTTTAAGAGCGACGAGCCATCATTGAAAATATAGAAAGTCGAACCCGCGTTAACGGTTGTTGCGTCAGGAAGTCGAACGTCCCAAGTCGCCACGGTCGGCGCGGCTATGTAAACGTGAATCAATTTCGAGGCGA